CAGGGACGGTTTGATTATACCAAATGATTCAATGAGACACGTATTACATATGACCAATACAATTAGCTATGCTCCACAGTATCTTGGAAGAAAATCATATTCAGTAAATATTGAAAGGGCAAGCAGTTTTCAGCTTGATTTATTTAATATTGATGAAGATTGGGATGAGGGCAGTGGTTATGATTTAAGATTTAATGATACTGTTTACCCATATGTTGATGTTGTTGAAAGAAGCATAATTGACCCAGCTTCAAACTGGTACGACAGAAAAACAAATATTCCTTGGACAAATGAAGGTGCATATACAGGCGGAACTCAGATACTTGGCTCACAATATTTTGAAAAGGGAAACGAAAATCTGGAAATTGATGTTACTGATTATGTAAATCAGAGGCTTTTCGAAATGGGTTTAACTGGTGTTACTGGTACTACTGCATATACTGGTGCATCATTTGGATTAGGAATTAAATTCGCAGATTATATTGAATCGGGCGAAACCGAATTCAGGCAAGCAGTTGCATTTCACGTGAAAAACACCAACACTTGGTATGAACCATATATTGAAACTATTGTAGAAGATAGAATTGTTGATGACAGGAATTATTTTTACTTAGATAAAGATAATAATTTATACCTTTATGTAAATGTCGGCAACGGAATTGATTCAGATATTGTAGTTGATAGGGTTGAAATATTTAATAATCAAGGTACTTTGATTGATACAATCAGTGGAGTTACTGGTGTTACTCATATTAGTAAAGGTGTTTACATGATTAATTATAAAGTTGATTCTGAATATAATAATGGCAGATTAATAAATGATGCCATATTATTTGAAGACAAGTGGTATCTTACAATTAATGGCAGGGATACTACACATACGGGGCAATTTTATTTAATATCACCAGACAAGTATTATACTTTTGATAATTCAAACCAAATTAATTTTGAAAATTACTTCTTTTATTTCTGGGGAATTGGCGAAAGGGAAAATATTGTAGCTGGTAATATCAGAAAAATTAAATTAACGATAAAAGAACTGTATGTAAATCAAAACAATTTCTTACCTTTAGATATTGAATATAGATTATTTACAACATTGGGTAAGAAATATGAAATAGATGTTATACCATTTACACCTGTTAACAGGACAAATACTGGTTATGAATTCACTCTTGATACCTCTTGGTTGATACCGCAAGACTATTTTCTTCAGCTAAGATTAAAAAATGGTAACTATTTTGAGAACAAGCAAACTCTTTCATTCACTGTGGTTTCAGATGGTGTTATGATGCCATAATGTTGAAAAAATAGCATGTCATTTTTCAAAATTCCTTGTATTTATAGAAAATGTGAAATATATTTGTATTGCAATTTTTAATAATTGAAAAAAATAATTTTATTGTAATTTTTAACTGAAATGTCAAATTTAAATGAAGCGACAAACCCACAAGGTGGCGATTTGTCAGAACTAAAACAAATGTTTACGGATTATCAGAAAAAATCCGCTCCAAAAACACGTAGAACAAGCGCAGAAATCTTAGCAAAGTATTTTGTTCCACGAAAAACTAAAGAAATTTTCAGGGTACTTCCACCGAAAGCAGGTAAGAAACGCATCGAAGAAGCATTCTTCCATGTGGTAAGTCTTAACGCTGCTGGTGGAAAGAAAAAGCATGGTCAGGTTGTTTATTGCCCTGCCCATAATGACCCTAAAGTTCCCAAAATGGTAAATGGTCAGCCAGCATTGGATACCAATGGTCAGCCAATAATGATTCCTGCTCCATGTCCATTATGTGCAAAAGCAAAGAAAATTCTTGCTCAACAAGACCCTTCACTTAAAGGTGTGAAGAAAGAGAACATGAATGAGGCTCAGAAAAAGGTTTATGAGAAGAACAAGGCTATCTTCACTGATGCAAATAAATGGGAAGCAAAAAAATTCTATATTCTTCGTGGAATCGACAGAGGACAGGAAAAAGATGGCGTTAAATTCTGGAGATTCAAGCATAACTTCAAGAATCAGGGAACGCTTGACAAACTTCTCCCAATCCTTGAAGATTATATGACAACGCAACAGGCTGATTTTTCAGATGTTCAGAATGGTACTGACTTGAATATCATCATGACAGATACTGAATTCAATGGTCATTCTTACAAGCAGATTTCAGCAATTACTGCTCGTGGTAAATCACCACTTCATGCAGATGCAATTGTTGCAAAACAATGGCTTGAAGATGACATAAAGTGGAGAGATGTATTTCTTCCAAAGAAAGCACCGAAGGTTGAACCATACGAATACCTTGAAATGGTTTCCAATGGTACTGACCCATATTGGGATGACATTGACCAGACGAACAAGCATTGGGCGTTCCCGGGTCGTCCCGACTTGGAAGCTGCTGCGAATACTCGTACTCGCAATCTTGATGCAGACTCAGAAGATGAATATGCATCTTTTGAACAGGCTTCAGACTTGGATGAAGAATATCCACGCACAACCATCAACAATATTACTGAATCAAAAGTTGGTACATATACTGATGATGCGGTAGATATTGGAAAGTCGGTGCTTGCTGGCGAACCCGCCAACGATGATGTGGAAACATCCGATACTGAGGATAATGACACTCCATCATCTGACAACTATGACGATTTACCGTTTTAGTAGAAAAAATTAAACAACATTAAAGGGGGAGTAAAAAATCCCCCTTTATATTAATATCGTATTACTATGGCAAAAGAAACTGAAGTTCCTTCAAATGCAGGAAGGAAACCAACACCAAAAAAAACGTTTAATCTCGAAAATTTCAAGAAAAAGGCAGGTTTAGATGATGTTCCAGACAAGCCACTTGAATGGATAAAATTGTCTGATGCTTTTAAAAAGGCAACTGGACTCCCGGGTTTCGCCAAGGGTTACGTAAATCTTGTTCGTGGGCATACCAATACTGGTAAATCTACTGCAATATGCGAAGCACTTGTTTCTGCTCAGAGAATGGGAATATTACCTATTCTTATTGATACTGAGAATAATATGAAAAAGGGAAACTACAGATTAGCTGAAATGGGTTTTGATTTTGATAATTTTCTTCGAATTGATAATGACCATTTACTGGAAAATTTTGGTAAGGTACAGGATAAAGACAGAAAAGAAGCAGCAATTGAAGATTTGGCAAAATGTTTTTATTATTTAATTGACCAGCAATCTGCAGGAGTATTGGATAATGATATATTGTTTGCAATAGATTCAATTGGTACATTAAATTGTATTAAGACAATCAATGCTGCTGAAAAAGATGATACCCAGAATAATATGTGGAATGCTGGTGCGTATGAAAAAGCGTTCATGTATTTCTTAAATAACACCATTCCAAGTAGCAGAAAATCGAATAGAAAATATACAAATACCGTAGTTGCTGTTCAGAAAATTTGGATTGATAATATGAATAAAGGTATTGTCAAGCATAAAGGTGGTGAGACATGGCATTTGGGTTCAAGACTTATATTCCATTTTGGTGGTATTATTAGTCACAGTACTCAGAAAATAATGGCTACAAGCAAAAAGCGTGAAACACAGTATGGCACAGAAACTAAAATTAGTGTTGCAAAGAACCATATTGACGGTCCGCTTGGTGGCATATCGATGGAAGGAAAGATAATATCAACTCCAATGGGATTTGTATATCCCGATGACCTTGAAGAGTTTAAGAAGAAAAATGTATTATATCTTCGTAACTTACTTGAAGATGATTCAGTAAATCCTGATGAGGTTGTATTGAAAACAAAAAAGAATGATGCTACGTTTGCTGATGAATTGATTGAAAGAGCACCTGAAGTAGAAGGTGGAGAATAATGAAAGTTAGAACTTTGTTAGTGGATTCTTCTTATCTTTTGAAAAGGTCAGTCAATGGCGCAAAAGATACACACACCGATAAATTTGGTCACATCGGTGGGTTGTATGCTTTTATGACAACTATTCGTAAATTAATAAAAGACCATATGATTAATAAGGTAGTATTGGTTTGGGATGGTGAAGGCGGTGGGGTTTTGCGCTATCGTATTGACAGGGAATATAAAGCCAATAGGAAAAATAAAGAATGGCATAGAAAGATTGAAATGACTGCTGCGGAAATCCGCAGAGAAAAAGAGAAAGAAGAATCCATTTTAAAACAAAGAAAAAGAATTCAGGCATATGCTGAAGAACTGTTTCTCAGGCAAATTGAAATTGATGATGTTGAAGCTGACGATATAATTGCAGCATATTGCATACATTATAATAATAAGGAAGAGATTTTCTTATATTCCAATGACAGGGATTATGCACAATTACTGGACTTAAACATCACAATAATATTTCCCAACATTGACCAGCCAGTAACGAGAACCAACTATATGATGTATTTTGACCATCACTATTCAAACGCATTGATATTGAAAATAATTTGCGGTGATGTGTCAGATAATATAAAAGGTGTTGGTGGGATAAAAGAGAAAACATTACTTAAATTTTTTCCAGAACTGAAGTATAAACATTTAACTGTTCGAGAAATCTGCAAGAAAGCAGATGAATTGAATAAACAAAGGATAGCTGAGAAAAAACCATCATTAAAAGTTTTTGAAAATTTACTTGGTGGTATTGAAAGATTAAAAACCAATTTTCAACTTGTTAATTTACGAGAACCAATGCTTACAGAAGCAGCAAAAGATGAATTGGAACAATTGGATATGCCATTAAATGAAGATGATAGAGGTAGTAAAAATCTCTATAAAATGATGACTGAAGATGATTTTCTCACGGTTTATAGCAGCACATTTCCAAATTATGTCGAACCGTTCTATACGGTAATCATGAGTGAGAAACAGTTGCTTAATGAATATAAAAAAAATAATTCAGCTACTTTGTGAAAAAGTCTTTCATCTTTGGAAGAATCAAATTATATTTGTGTCAATAGTGTTAACAATTTAAAATAAAAATAATATGAACGAGAAAGAATTCAGTAACGTATTTAGATTTTCACTTCATCAGGGAAATGTTCTTTTAGGTGAGAAAGTCTTTAATGCAGACGTGTTTAATCCATTTACGAGATATTCTATTGATATCCGTGAGTTGTTACCAAGGGCGATTACTACGTTACAAAAAGCACTTTCGAAAAGGAATTATGAAACTCAGATTACCGATGAGTTGTTTGACATGTACCGTTATAATCAGAAAATGATTAATCTTTATCCGCAGGAATGGCGAAAGGAAATGTATTACAATCCCCAGCCAATTGTTCAGCAGATTGAAGAAAAAACCATTAAAGGTGTTGAATGTAAAATCGGTTTCTATATCAACGATAAGCCAATTGTAGAAAGGATTTTTTATGTTGATGGCTTTAATCCAGTTGCAAGATGGTCAGTAGACTTAACTGACACAATCGTAATGATTGCTGATACAATTTTTAATCACATTAAAAAGAACGACATTAAGAACATGTGGGATGATTATGATTTGATTAATCAGAAAGGACTGTCAATCAATCAAATCAGGGAATTTTCCCCAGCAAAGAGAGAAGAAATGTTGAGAAGACTCAGGTACGCCTGAGTTTAATAATATTGGGCGGTTGCTGTGCTCTTGGTTTTTAAAATTTAATTCATAATTATTTTTATTCTTTATATATTAACAGCAACTGCCCTTTTTTTAATTAAAAATTTAAAATGGCAGAACCAACCGAAAATACTTTTACTGCATATCTTGGGCATGATTTTCAATCGAAATTAATGTGGCAATTGCTTGTCGAGCCAGAATTTGCAGAAAAAGTAATATCAAACCTATCTATTGATTATTTTGATGACCCGAATTTAAAAAGGATGTTCATCATTATATTGGAATTTTATCATGAATATGGCAAAGTTCCTAATCTTCAGACAAAAAGCATACAATTAGCTATCAATAAATATAAATCACCAAATAATCCAATTGAAGAAGAATCTTTATTTTCGGTCATCAGCCGTATTGAGATGTGGAATGAAAGGGTTATCAATAAACAACAAATGCACGATGGTGATATTGTGCAAAGAGAAACCACCACATTTATAAAGCAACAAGAATGGAGAAAATTCGGTGAATTTATTCTTGAAAAAACAAAGAATGGTGACATAAGAAAAAAACATACCCTTGGCGAGATTGATGAAAGATTACTTAAAATTTCGCATATTGGTGATGATGAAGATTATGGCACTGAGATTACGGAGAATATTGAAAAGGCTTTAAGAAAAGAATTTCGTAAGACAATTCCGACAGGTATTAGTGTTATTGATTCACTTACTGGCGGTGGCTTGGGTAAAGGTGAAATGGGATTAATATTGACACCATCTGGTGTCGGTAAAACAACTGCACTCACCAAAATTGCCAATACTGCATATGAACTTGAATATAATGTATGTCAAATAATATTTGAAGATACTGTTGAACAGATTCAAAGGAAACATTATACTATATGGACAAAATATCCATTAAGTAAAATTGACGAGAATTGTGAAACCGTTGAAAAGCAAGTAAAAGAAAAAATTCAGACATCAAAAAACAGAGGACATCTTGTAATTAAAAAGTTCAGTCAGGAAAATACAACCATGATGGACATCCGAAACTGGATGACCAGATATCAAAAGAAGTGGGGTTATACCTTTGATATTGTTGTTTTGGATTATCTTGACTGCTTGGAATCACATAAGAAAACTGCAGATAGGAATGAAGCAGAATTGGCGATTGTCAAATCCTTTGAAGCTATGGCTTCAGATTTCGATATTCCAGCATGGTCAGCAATTCAGTCGAATCGTTCTGGATTTGATTCAGAATTTGTGGAAGCGCACCAAACTGGTGGCAGCATAAAACGAATTCAGAAAGCACACTTCTTTATGAGTGTTGCAAAAACTCCTGACCAGAAGGAAGCACAACTTGCAAATATTAGGATTATAAAGGCAAGATTTGCGCAGGATGGTCAGACATTTAAAGATTGCACATTTGATAATGATAAATTAGAAATTGTTATTCAGGATGCAAAATATGCTAACGTTAAACCATTTAGGGGATTGAAAAAATATGATACTGAAGATATTGATAAACTGGAATCGCATGCTGATAATGTAAAGGAAGTGGAAGAAGTTAAGCCTTCAACAAGCACA